GTATCATCTTTATCAGTTGGAGTTATGTTATTAGTTATATAGTTTAATATATCTTCTTTTAATTCTTGAGTCATACTATCCACCTAATATTGTTTCAAGACTACTTTGTAGTTCATTGTTTGGTGTTATGCTTAATTCAGTTGTAGTTGTATCATAGAAAATTATATTTGCTATTTCTTCTATATCTACGTTTCTTGAAACACTTTGTCCTTCCTTTATATTTCCATTTGCTTTAGCTCTTTGGTTATCAAAGTAGTTTATTGCACTTTCACTATTAAAACTTGATGTCAATTCATATGTATAAAAGATTTTATCTGCATTTACTAAATAGTTAATGTCTTTTCTTTTTACCATATATTCAGTATCTAATTCATCTATAGGAGCATTAAATTGTACTCTTTGTCCTATGTTCCAGATATTTGATTCACTCTTAATTGTTAGTTTGATTTCAGGTACACCTTTATATTTGATATAACTTTGTCCTATCTTTTGTAGTTCATTTGAAGTAGTAGCATCGTTTCTATTTTCATATCTTGCTATTACTCCTTTTACTCCTGTACTTGTTGCAACTCTACTTATTTCAACTGAATTGTTTATTATTTGTCTACCTTCTACTATAGGGTAATAAGAAATATTGATTACATTTCCCCTGCCTATATTAGTGTTTTTTTCAAAGAAATTGTTATTTATTGTGTAGTAGAAATCTGCAAATATTCCTAAATCTTTTTCATCATTAGTAGCAAAACTCTTTTCTACACCATCTATTGTGATACTTGTTATTGTTCCTATTGGATATTCAGTTAATAGTTGAGTAGCATATCCATCATAAGCAATTGTTTGGTTTTGTATTATGTTTCCATATACTTCTTGAGATGTCATTACTTGCTTATTTCTATAGTCCCAAGTTCCATAGTTATAACTCATATCAATTATTTTATTATTAGTAAACCAGGTATTATTATAATTAATTTGAGTTCCCTGTGGCATTAAAGAAGGATCATAGAAATCTATTGCAACTCTACCAACCCCTAAAACTCTTGTAGTCCATCTTGACTGTGTTATATCAGCTATGTAGTTAAATACATCATAAGCAGTTTTATCTTTTGTTGAGTATGCTCCTATTACTTCATTTTCTCCAATTATAGACACGTTTCCTAGTTCGAAACCATATGGACTAATTACTTCAATAATGTCCTGTAATGCTTCTAAAATAGTCTTATTTGCTATAACAAAGTCTAATGATTCTCCTTCACTTAAAAATGTCTTATAATCTAGTATTTGTAGAGTAGAGTAGTGGGGATGTCTAGGGTTTAGACTTATATCTCCAGAATTCTTAACAACTCCACAAAATAATAAGTTATTATTCTCATCTCTTATTAAACATTGTGAATAATCAGCTGGATGATAGAAACTACTTGTATAGTCTTTATCAGTTTCCCAACTCTTTGGATATACGTTATTTAAAATAACAGAAGGAGTGTTAAGCATTTCTTGACTTATTGTAAAGTTATCTCCACATAATACTTCAATACCATCTATTGTTATTGTCATACTTACACTCCCATCCCATAGTTATAATCATTTTTAGAACCATTAGCAAAAGTCTTTATTTGTCCAACTGTTTGTCCTAATGGATCAGTATGTAAATTCATTTCATTATTTACTATTATGTTTGGACTTAATGTATTATCCATTGAACTTGTTAAAGTTGGACTTAAATCAAACATACTATCAATTGTCTTTTGTATTTCAGGTTGCATATTTTCCATACCTTCTTTTAAACCTGTCATATTCATCTTACCGATAAAAGCAAATTCAGTTGAAGGTGAGTGTACTCCAAAAATACCCTTAACTGCATTTAATACTGATTTTCCTATACCTTTAATCTTATCTATTACCCAGTCTTTTGCATTTTTAATTCCGTTCCATAAACCTTTAAGTAAATCACTACCTATTGATAGCATTTTACCTGGCATTTCTCCAAATGCTTTTTTTAATGCACTCCATATCTTTGGAATTTCGGCAATTAGTTTTGGAATAGCTTTTATAATTCCAACTCCTAAACCGATTAATAATTTTATACCTGCTTCAATGAATAGTGGTAAGTTCTCTAATAGTACAGGTATTAATTCTAATATAGCTTCTACTATTGTTGGTATTAAGTCTGGTAGAGCATCAGCTAAAGCAATTACTATTTCTCCTAGACCTTTTATTAAAGTGCTTATTATTGTTGGTAGCATTTCTACTAATACTTTTAATATATCTGGTAGTGCTTCTACCAATGCTTTTAATACATCTACACTTGCTTGAACTAGAGTAGGTACTAGTGTTTGTAATAGACCTGGTAGTGCTTGAGCAAGTTTTTCTACTATTCCAGGTAAATGACTTACTATATTGTTTAATATTCTTTTTAGTAAAGGCATTAGATTAGAACCAAATGCTTCGGCAGATTCCATAAATCTATCAAAAGCACCTTCTATATCTCCATTTTCTTTACCAAATTCATTTACTAAATCACTCCAACTTGCTTTTGTCATATTAAGTGATCCTGCTATAGTTTTACTTGCTTCTGCAGTAGACCTTCCCCAAGCACCTGTTTCTTCGGCATAATGTTGGATAACATCTACTATTTCATCATTTGTTAGTTCACTTACATTTTGAATTTCTCTACCTAATACTCCACTTGCATTAGCGGCTTCAACAAAACCTTCTTGAGTTCCTTTAATACCTAGATTTAAGTTATCTAAATATGAGAAAGTTCCTTTTAAAGCCCAATTAATTGCATTTGAGTATTGTTCAGTGCTACCACCATAAGTGTTAAATAAATCACTTGATAATTGTAGAACTTTATTTGTATATTCAATAGCATCTGCTTCATCACTTAAACCATTTTTAACAATTGCATAAGAACTTTCGAAAGACTGCAAATATTGGTTTTGACTCATTTGTAAGTCTTTATAAGCATTTTGACTAGTTTGTGTAATTCTTTCTATTGCTTCGGCATTTCCATCAAACATTGCTTCAAGTCCACCCTGTAATTGTTCAAATTCGGCGAAAGACTGACTAGCATCTTTTACAAACTTTGAAATAGCCGCAGTTGCTACTAAAGTTCCTGCTACCATTGTTTTACCTAGCAATACTCCTGTGTCTTTAAAGATTTGTCCTAAATGATGACTTTTCTTCTCCATATCATCGGTATTACCTTTAAAGTGAAATATTACATTTCCACCATTAGCTTGATTCATTTTCTCAACTCCTTTCTTGTAAAAAAATAGGAATTAGGAGTAAAACCCCTAACTCCTTATAGAGTTTCTATGCACTTGCAGTGCCAGTTCCATTAATTGTCATAGTTATTGCAAATTCTCCTACATCTTCTGCACTTCCACCTAGACTTTCTAGTTGGTAAGATACATTGCAAGTGTAAGTTGTATATTCTAATGTACTATTTTCAACTCCTGTTAATAAATCAAATTTAACCATTTGATTATTAAATTGTGATATTGTTCCACTTGATATTAGTGTTCCAACATCTCCTAGAACTTTTTGAATAGCTACATTGTTTACATCAATTTTTATTGTTCCTTCGATAGTCATTGCTACTCCAGTTTTAATTGATCTTTGTAAAGAATCACAAAATACTGAAAAAGTTTGTTCAGTGAAACTTGTATTTAATGCTAGTTCAGTAGCAGTACACATATTTGTATATACTGGTGTACTTGAAGTTCCTGTATTAAAACTAAAGTTCTTAATGACATCACGATTACTTACAAAATATTCGTTCATTTTAGCTCCTTTCTTTAAGCAATTTGATTTACTACACATCGTAAAATTGAACTATATTCAACTCTACGAATATCCATATATTCTATTGCTTGTGGGTTAGAATATTGACTAAATATAATCTGCCATTTTTTATTATTATAGGTAAGTGTTATATGTTTACCTATTAATTCTCCTATGTTTGTAGCAACATTTTTGCTATCTCTTATTGATAAACCCCATATTCCTATTTGATAATAGTTATATAGTGGAGTTATATCTCCATAGAATACTTCTTTTATTCCAGACTGTTCTTGTACTACGATAACTTTTTTATCTTTATCGTTAGTAGAGAATTCGGCTTTTACTTGATAATCTTTAAATAGACTTTGTATATAAGATATTAAAACTAAATTCTTTTCAGTTATATCCATTACATATTTTCCTTCCACGTTTGATTAATAGCATTGTCTAGTATAACTTGTCCTTTTTTTTGTAAAGTTCTTGCATACCATTGTGAGTGTGTTCCTGGTGTAGTCCAATTGGTTGTTGCATCATCCCTGCTCCATACTTTTGAAGCATATTTTGTGTAAGAACCAATATAGTAATCTCCATTTCCACCTTTTACTCCACCTGACATTGATGCCCTTCTTAATGTACCTGCATGGTTTACTAAATTACTCATTGGAATACTAGGATAGCTTATATCTAATGTTTGTTTTGCTATCGAATATAATATTTCATCAGGTAGAACTTCTAAACCACGTTTAGTTTTTTTGTTCCAGTCTATTTCATAACTTACATCCATTATCTAACTGCCACCGTATAATTCTCTATCTTGTTCCATATCCAATTATCTTTTACCTTTATAACTGTATAAGTCTTATTCATAAATGTTATTTGATCTCCTTCTTGGACATCAGTATTAGACTTAACAATATAATATCCTTCAGCTTCTGGAATAGTGTATACTCCAAATGCTACACGAACATCTTGATTATAAGGGCATATTTTAATAGGTACTTCTTTTGTATATTCATCATCGTAAACTCCTGTTCCGTTTCGATTATACTTTTTTAAAGTACCTTTCATTGCATTTGTTAAGAACATCTAAAATGGTATCCTTAAACCCATATTGTAGTTAATTGGAACTCCACGATTAAGATAACCTGCATTTCCTAGTATTCTTAAAGCTAGAGTAGAGTAATCACTTGATAAAGTTGATTCCATATCTCCTGCCTTAACTCTATCTTTATAGTCTATTAATGGAATATCGTATTCTAATATGAACCTTAATTGTTCCATACTTGCATTTTTAATAGCAGTAGGTACGTTATCTACTTGCCAGTTAGGGTTTCGATAACGTAAACCTACTTGAGAATAAATCATCTCACAAGCCTGTTCTATTTGCCACTCACTTGGAGTTTGACAAGTCTTATATTTATTTGAAAATTCATTTATTGTAAAGAAGGTCATAATTTAACCCCCTTTCTTATTAAGCTGATACTTCTTCTACTAAACGTATAATTGCTTCAGGTCTAACTACTTCTGCACCAAACATTTGGTTTCCAGAAATACAATAATAACCAGGATAACGAATATCAGTTGCAGTTTGTACAAATGCACTGAAGAAAGTATCTCCAACTACTGCAATTGGGTTGAAGAAATATCCAATTGTTCCATCTAATACATTGTCGTTGATTTCGAAAATTGAAATTCCATATACTCTTGCAATTTCTCCCATATCAACTCCATCTCTACCTGCTAGTGTTTCAAATTTTAATACTGAAGTTAAAGCAGATACTAGATTAGCATATTCAGTAGCTCCTAAACCTAAACGATAATCTCCTGTAATCTTTTTATTGAATAATTTTGCTCTTAAACCATTTAAAGCAGAAATATAATCTTCTTTAGTTGATGGTGTCCAAGCTGATTCTTCAATTCCTGTAGCACTTGCTAGTTTTCCATATCCATATTCATCAATTTCTTGTGCTATAGCACTATCTTCTAGGTCTACTGCACTTTGAATAGCGTTTGTAATATCACTTCCAGATACTACTACTGGTACTCTAATTGAGTAGTCCATTGGTAATTCAGTTAAATCTACCATAGTATGAGAATATCCTACTAATGATGGATCTAATGCAGTTTGAATTTCTTTTGTTTCTCTTACATTTACACTTAGAACTTCAGTTTTAGCAACTTCAATAACTGGCGCTCCTGTTTGTCTTAATGCCCCTATGTAAGCAGGGTTTAAAAAATTATAAAATGTACTTTGATATAATACATCATCGTAAACTCTTTTTACGAATGCTTGTAAATCTAAACCGATTTCTTCTATCATTTTCTTTCATCTCCTTATTTCTTAATTAATAAATCTTTAATACTAGTCTTTCTATTTACTACTGGTTCTACTGGTGTAGATACTCCATTATTTAATGGTAAGTCATCTTTTACTTTTTCAACTGGAGTAGGGAAATATGTATTTTTATACTTCTCTTTGATTTTCGCTACTGCTTCTTTATCATCCTTAATATCACCGAACATTGAATTTCTCATTGCCATTATGTCTTTGAAATCTTCATCTTTAAAACCTTCCCTAGTCATTACGTTTTCTAATGCTAGTGTTCTATTTCTTTCAGTGATATCAGTATTACGTTTCTCAATATCATCATATCTAGTTTGAAGTTCATTATACTTATTCTCTAATTCAGTATAGGTCGTTTTAGAACTATTATTTGCTTCTAATACTGCTTTAGATACTTTTTCATCTACTTCACTTGAAAGTTCGTACCCCTTTCGTAAATCTTTCTCTAGTTTGTCGATATCTATATCATTGTTAGACAATTCGATATCTTTATT